TTTAGAAGTTTTAGCGATTTCTCAATCACAAGTCCAGTATTTACCAGAGTTGCCGGAAACATTAAAAATATTAAAGGCATCACACGGTCGATTACGAGAATTGCCGGTTGTTCCTCGTGGTATGTTAAAGATTAGTGTTCGTTCGAATCAATTAAGGGATTTACCTTTTTCGTCGATTCGAGAATGTCAAGATTTGGTTGAATTGCGATATGATGGAAATCCATTTGAGGTAGTATTTCCGGAAGATTTTTTAGAGTGGGTCGATCGTCAATTTCATCAATATAATCAGCAAAATCAGGTTTTTATTCGTCGTTTTCGATTGGAGCGTAAAGGTGGTGTGGAAAACCGTTTGAATCAAATGGATTTATTATTTCATGAGATTTATCCTACGGAGCGAACGATAATGGGTTCTGTAAAACCCACAATTCCAACTTTGACAAGTTCGGGTCAAAACGTTCATAGTCGGCATATTATAGAGAATATTGGGCGAGTGGTTGATATTCTTCAAAATGTGAAAATGTTAAAATGGAAATGTTTAGATATTTATGATTTTGGATTAACACATGAGGAGATGATTCATAATTTATGGTTAATTTTATTAAATGAGTTAAAAGAGAAAAACAAATTAATACGAGGTGGAACGGATGACTACGATGCTTGGAAGCGTAATTGGATGGAGAAGAATGAGACAACTTTGATGGAGAATTATCATTTTGTAAATGTTTCGTGGATGATGGGAAAGGTTTTTGGTTGGTATGTTTCGAATCATTCGATGAATGAATGGAGAGATTTTATTGAAATTTTAGCGAATGAATGGGAAGAATGGCGAACGGTTTGTTTAACAGGGCGTTTAATGAGATGTATGAACTTATTAACCGGAGTTCATCCCGATTTTCAAGTCTCGATTCCTCTTACCGAGCAGATTCAACAAAAATATAACTTCCTTTTTAAAAAGTATTCAAGTTTATTTCCCAGTGATATTTCGAACACAAAGCACTATTATCAAGAGACAATCCGTATCTGGCAAGATTTTGGTTTTCGATTTCGAGAGGCGCTACAAGAAATTGAAGTTGAATCAAGTGTCATTGATGAATGGGTATCACCTTTATTTGATAATGCCCTTGAAACAGAAAAGGAATTTAAAGAACGGCATCCAGATTTGTATGAGGAGTATTTGAAAGATATGGTTCAAGCGAAACGTGCTGCGGAGTTATCTTATCAGGATTTTTTACAAAAAAATGATACGTTAGAATCCCAAGAATCGCACCGATTATAATTTGGATGAGATTATGGCAAGATTTCATCCATCGAGCCGTCAATGTTCCTAAAATTATTAAAAAAGCGATAAAATAAGAATTTTGATAGATTGGTTGGAAATATTGACTCACGGAAAGCATCGAATAACAAACCATCGCAGAATGACCCGATGGAAAACCAGGTTCTCCACCGACTTTTCCGCCTCTATTAAACATATCGCAATCACACGCATTGGGAGGGCGTTTCATCCACGAAGGAACTGATGATAATTTTGAGGTAGCCCATTTTATGCTTGATATACTTAAATCTAAGAGGATTCCATAGAGAATTAATTGTAAAGCATAAAAGATGTTCCCGGCAAAAAAACAATAAATGGGAAAAATAAGATAAAAAATGACAATCGGTAAAATAGATAAAATATTCCAAATCATCTCTATTATAATGAAATGATTAAAGTGTTATGTCATAAATGCGTTATTTATAACATCAATTGTTTTTAATAAAATTACTTCGCCACAGGCGCTTTGAGATGGGGCGCAATCGAACCCATGAGATCCTTGTAGGAGCAAACATTCTTCATGTCCTTACCCGCAGCATCCTTGTAAGTGATTGGCTTGCCATCCTTCGACTTTGGCGCAATGATCTTCTGGAGCGCCGAATCGAGCGAGATAAGCTTCTTGTCATCAAACTTGTTGAGCTTGTTCTCACGGATATACGCCGCAACCATCTTGAGACACGCCTCACGGCTAACCGTCACATGACCGTCCGCATTCTTCTCAATCTTATCCACAATGAGCGAACCATCCTTGTTCTTCAGGGTTGGCTGCTGCTTCACAATGAAATCAGCAAATGCCGCCGAATAAACGGGCACTTTGTTGCGGAGTGGCTGACCGTTGCCACCCTTACGTGGCGCTTTCGTGCCCTTCGCCGCCTTCGCTTCAAGCTTCTCCACACGCTCCTGGAGAGTCTTGAGCTCCTTACGCACCGTCGCAAGATTCTTCAGGAGAACCGTCTGATACTTGATGTTCTCCTGCATGTTCTTCACGAACATATCGAGAGCCGTGAGAGCCGAAACCGTCTCCGCAACAGTCTCCGTCGCCGCCGCCGCCGCCGCCACAACGGGCGTCGCCGCCACAACAGGGGCTGGGACTGGCTCTGGAACAGCTGCAACCTCCACAGCAGGGGCAGTCGTGGCAGTGGTATTCTTCGTCGCCTTTGGCATTTTGAGTTTGTTTGTTGGGTGCTTTGATGTAAGCAAAGGAACTAAGTCCGGGGTTTCTAACGCAGTGTGCGTTTGATGCTTATGGCAGTTATAAAAAACTTGATAAATCAGTTTTTCTGTAAAATAAAAAAAACTGAAACGAGTTGCTATTTTGGAGATGATAAAGTATCTATTAAATAGAGCAACTTACAAATGTCGTCTAAGACTACTAACTCGACTCGTCGTGGTGGAAAGCGTGTGCCGACTGTGAATTCTACCAGCGATGGTGAGATTTCAGACAGCCCGACGACTCCTATGGTTTCGACTGTGGTTGTTGAGCCGGAGGTGAAGACTGTGGTTGAGCCGAAGAAGAAGACGATTACGATTTCATTGAGCGAGGATGAGATCCAATTCATCACTGTGATGAAAGATTTTATCAAGAGCGAGGAGCGCACTGCTTCCTTTTGGAAGAATGGCGTTGCTGAGATGATTGAGGCGTTTGTGGAGTCCGGTCCTAAGAATATGGCTGGAAAGATTGCTGCTGCGGCAGCGGATGCCATTGAGGCGAAGAGCCGTGTTTCGACGAAGAAGACTACGGAGCGTGCGCCTCGCAAGACTTCGAATCACAAGAAGTTCGGCTTGAAGCCGGCGTTCGCCAAGGTTTTGGAGAATGGTGAGGTTCAGTCTATCACGATGAAGGGAGGTGAATCTCTCGGTTCTATGCTCGTTGCTGACGAGAATGGAAAGGTCGGTATGACGAAGCCACAAGCCCTTCAAGTGGTTTGGGCTATCCTTGGTAAGTATTTTAAGACTGCCACGAACAAGGACGGTGAGCCTTGCTACCCGGTGAATCCGGATACGAACAAGCCTGCCGCCTTTGTTGCGGATAAGGCTGTTCTTGCGAAACTCCCGAAGGATGTTGTCGCTTTCTTGAAGACTATCAAGAACGAGCGTGTCGCTCTTACGAGCGGGCAGAAGCTCATCAGTGAGTCTTGCGTTGATGAGACGAACATGATGCCTACGACTAGTGCGTAAGTAATTAGATTATTTACATTTTAATTCATTCGTTTTTTGAGTTTAATCTTAAAAAACATTTAATTTCGGCTATACCGCCCATCATCTAAAATTGTTAATTCACTTAATTTCCAATCTTCGAATTGTTCGTTGGGAAGACGACGACGAATCACATAAGGCAACTTACCTGCTACTAATTCCATCTCTGCTAATCGAATGGGGTCTGATTCATACCCTCGATCAATATATAAGGGTGCTCCACGAGCAATTTGCTGTGCTCTTAAACCAATCACCTTGGCACGTTCATATTTTGTTAAAATTGGAACAGTCCTCTTTACAGCAGTTAATGTCTTCCCAAATACATCTGTTTCATATTGATCGAATGTCATCGCAACATCCTCATCTCCTTCTAACATATCCTCATCTCCGGATACCTCTTCATCCTCTTCATATTCCAAATCTGGCTCATCTACATCGAAATCATCATAACCTCCGTCGTCGCTCATTTTGAGTTGTTTTTCTATCTATCTTCATAAATCATTTTTTTTAATTAAATACGCCATTTCGTCTGACAAGCCACGCAAACCATCGCCTGTTGTAAATTTGACTGATTGTCTCGTGTAAAAACTGCTTCTTTTTTGTCAGCATTGGAATGCGTGATACAAGAACCATTCGGGCACTCGTAATGAATTGTCCGCTTTAACGTGTTGTCATAAATAATGTCTGGATTCGTATTCACAGATGATTGAGAAGCCGTATGACGGTAATTCTTGGTATAAAGAACAGTCTCTTGACACGGTCCTTCATAACCACACGTGCGACATCTTACAATTAATTCTTGTTCTTGCTGGGCGAATGTTAAAATATTTTGACAATCCGGACAAAAATGAAGAGGCATTTTTATCTATCCTCTACGTATTGAAAAGATTTCAATTTTTTCAAACGTAGAACATAGAATGATAAATAGAAATGTGAAAAGCGATTTAGATAATTGGTATCTTAAAACATGGGGGTCAAAAGAATATAGACAAATTGGAAAACTTTGTATGAAATATGATCCCACACAACAACAACAAAGATTTCCAAAACTTTTTTTCTGGATGCAAATGATGTGTCAAGCCTTTTTAAATAGAGGCATACCAATACATCAGATACTTAAAATAGGTTAAAATAGATGTAAATAAATACATCTTCTTATCCTATTTAAACCTCTAAAATTATCATTATTTTGTTATTCACGAGGTTATTCCAATATAATACAGTTTGGCTAATCCTAACTGTATTATATTTACGCCTGTATCGGGGCGGGTTAAACCTTAAAGGTCTAATATTAAGTTATCGTATGATACCGAATCACATTGAAGATTATGATAAATGGTTTTTTGAAAATGTGCGTATTCCAATTCATCGAATTGATAGTTATACAAATATGATACCAGAAGTAATGGATATTGAATATGAATTAAATGGCAATACTACATCAAAACGTAAAGACGAATTGATAAATATCAGACTTTCTTATTACGTAGATACTCTTATTTATGATCCAAAAACCAAAGAAATACATGGATTTCCACATCCTTTCAAAAAACCCATTAATATAACCAATGCCCTTCGTAAATATCAACAAATTAATTCAATAAAATTATAGTTTAAATAAACGCAAATAATGAAAGAGTAAAAATATTCTCATTGACGTCTAAGGAAGATGAATCTTAAAACATTTCTTGATAAATATCGGTCTTCCAACGAACAATATACACATAGTGGTATGGGACATAATGCAGGTAAATATTTGATTCCAAATGAAGAATTATCTACTTTTTGGCAAATTTATCACGAGGAGGTTTTTGGAATGAAACAGCCCGTTCATCTCATTGAAAAGCATAATGAAATTGGTCCTATTGTCATTGATTTTGATTTTCGTTATACACAAAATACAACAGGACGTGCTTATACAAGTCATTTCATCGAATCGATTGTTAAAATCTACAACGAAGTGATTATGAAAGTGATTGATATTTCACAAGAGGAGATCCCAGAAGCCGTTCAAGCATTTATTTTTGAGAGACCAGCGCCCTATGTCAAGAAAGAGGTTCTTAAAGATGGTATTCATATCATGTATCCTTTTATCAGCACCGATCCGGCGGTTCAATTATACATACGAGAGCAAGTTTTGAAACACCCGCAATTAGAAGGTGTATTAAGTAAGATCCCGATGGATCATTCTATGACACCAGCGACAATAATTGATCGTGCGGTAATTTATCAAAATGGTTGGTTTTTATATGGTGCATCTAAACCGGGATTGGCTGCTTATCGTTTGACACGTATTTTGGATAATTTAAATCGAGATTGTCCTATTAATGAATATCCTGATGATAAACTTCCGGAGTTATTGAGTTTGCGAAATAAAGTGGAAAGTATGCCGATTCGTGAGAACTTGCAAGAGGCAATAGAAGCGCATCGCACCAAGATTCAAAA